CCCATAATCCCTGGAGATGCTAGAGCTTGGCATACTCCGTTTCTCTTAACTGGCCCAGGAATTGACCGACTTCTACGTCAGTCTGCCATCTGTGATCGTCCAGATAGGCTTCGGCCGCTTCGGTCAGTTGTGAATCAGAAAAGTCACCTATATGATATTTATCAATGGACTTAATCATCTTCATAACCTCCGTACCATGTGGATGTCCTTCTATATCTTGAAGTTGTTGTGTAAGTGCAACCTCAACGTACTCCTTTGAACCATAAATTGATTCTTTACGCCGTTCTGCGAACATAATACTGTTCAGGACACGCATAATAGGTCTCGTTTGTACGATCTCGCCGTCTCGCCCTTCACCAATAAACCACTTCGAGTTCCAAACGTAATCTCCAATTACGGATTTGGCAGGATTAATGTTACGTCTACTAAACTTAGCAATCTTGGCCAAGTTGCTCTCAGTTATCCATGTAGATAACCCAACGGTGATATCATCACCATTAACTAGTATACACACGACGTATTTCATTAAATTTGCTTTATCTAAAGCATCCAATATATCCATTACGTTCGAAAATCCATCAAACAAATTTGTGCATTTAGAACCTGAAGTGATTCCTCCTCTTCGCGAAATTATACCATCAGGATATATAATACTTGATGATTGATGATACTCCTTTAGCAACTCCACGAATTCATATTCGGGATAGAAACGATAACAGCAGGCTTCCTCCTCCTCCGCTGTCATATCGTGATCAAATTCTGTTGCATCAAGGTTCATCCAACAAGTCACTTCTGACGCAAAATTACTGTACCATTCTTTGAGCTTACTAGGCTCAGTATAGAAAACAATAATTGGCATATCCATAGATAACGCCTGTTGCGTCTCCGTTATCGCGCTGTCAGCAGCTGCGCATTCAAGTAACCACATGTGAATTGGCCACATGTATATTGGTCTCACTTTAACCTTTCCAGGCCCTGAGGGCTGCTGAGTTCGATATCCAACAACAGAGGACCAACAATTTTCCAAAATAGGCCCTGGTTCTATGACCTGATCGTTGTACAATTTTGCATCTTCTAACATATCCCGCTTCTTTTCAAGAGTTGGGAGTCCGCCATTCTTCCGCAAACTACTACGATTCCGAGCCAAACTGAGGTCCAGACTATAAGTCAGGCTTTTACGATAAGGGTTATTGAACGATTCAATCAATTGCAAATCCCAAATGGGCGCCGTCTTATCACCAGCCATTCCTTGCAATGACTCCAAAAGTCCACCCTCACCATAATATTGATAAGCAGAGCGGCCACATAAAACCCTCTCATTGTACTTCTGTTCTTGATCCATCAAACCGGTCGGTATTGTATTCGATTGAAGGACTAATTCTTTAACTTTACCAAGAAGTTGCGCTTGTATCTTCTTAGCAAGTACTCTCTCTACTATTCCGAGATTTTCGACT